GTGCCCTAGCGTGCCCTAGCGGCTCGTACATGGTCCATTGCGTGGCCATGGTGGCCAGCGAAAAGCGATAGATACACCCTGGCACGAACGGATAGGTCAACATTGCTGACCTATCGTTGTCCTGCCGTGCCCATCATGCGCCCATCATGGCCCATTGCGTGGCCCATCGGATCATGCATCCACCCATGATGCGAGCAAAATCAAGGGCTTACGCCACCTCGTGGCATGATGCGTGGCAGCGGCACATAGTTGTCCGCGTGTGCGGGCGCATGACGCGCAGGCCCGCGAGCGCGAGCGACCACAAGATCGAGGCCCAGAGGGGGGGAGCGGCCTTGCCGTTGATTGTCGATAGGTAAAAACATTTTTTCTTCAGACATTTTGGTATTGACATTAATCAATGTATCGAGCCAACCAATCATCCACATCCCACTGTTTTCCCAACTGAGCATAACGGCCACCGCTCTGGATCAAAAACAGCACCCAGTGAGCATAAGCAGCCCGTTCGGTCTCCGGTAGGAGTTCAAACATGCGGACCACCTGAGCCCCAATGGCGCTCGTCTTGCCGTAGTGAGCAGTCGTCTTGGCCTTGATCTGGTCTGCCTGGCGGGTCTTCTGGACCTGATAGTCGTGCTTGTAGTGGTAGGACTTCGAGCAGAACCGCTTTGCCTTGTAGCGAGCGACGAACGTGGAACCACATACAACACAGGTGAGGGTGGAGATGCGGGGCTGATAGCCGGGGGTCTTGTATGTACGGGTGGATAGCTCAACGCACACGGCATTGTCTCCTGTTGTCTTCCTTCCTACGATCCTTCATGGCCCCACCCTTGGTTCCCTTTAGCTTCGCCAACGAGACGTAAGGGTTCCTCTTGTGACCGTTAAGGGAACGGTTGGGTGTATTGTTGTTCCTAGAAGACATAATGTCCTTCATACCATCATCATCCTTCTATCTCTCTATGTTCTCTCTCACTCTCTCTATTGTCCCTAGGGTCAGGGATAATCGAAAAAGTGAGAGAGATCATAGGTTTAAGGTATTAGATGTTGAACCATGTATTAGAGACAGGCTTTGCTCCAAGGACCTGACCCATGAACTTCTCCAGCTCTTTGTCGAGCAGAGCTTCCTTGTGTTCGGTCGCTGCCTTCTCTGTGTCTCTTGACATATGCTCTACCCAGTACTGGACAGCCATAGAGAGTGCATCGAGCTTGTCGTCGTTCCTCAAGGCTCCCTTGTCTCTCGTCAGACGGGTCATCTGATACACAAGAGAGTACCGAGGATCTTGGTCGTCCCTGTAGTCGGCCTTGATGACATTGATGTCGAACACCAGCCTGTGCTGATTCATGACAGGCTCAAGGACATCAGCCATCCTCTTCTCCTTCTGGATCGAGTGCTTGACCTCCTCAACGGTGGTCGGATGCAGTCGGGCCAGCACAGGGGTGAAGAGTTGGGCGAACATACCACCGCCGTAGTTCTCTTCAATGATGCAGTGGTTGATGTTGTGCTTCTTGGCGATTACCGCCAGGGACTTGAGGGTGGTCTCAGAGAAGCCATCCTGAAACCCACCGACCTCCATGACGTACAGGTTTCCATGGAGGATCTTGACGATGGCATAGCCGGTCTGGTCCTTACCTCGACCTGAAGGGTCAATAGACATGACCGAGCCAGTGTACTCAGCCATCTCGGTCGAGTACCACATCGGTCGGTACATGCGGTCTCCAGCAAGACCCATGTTGGGGAGATCCTGAATGAGCTTGTCGGGGTCGTTGCACCACACCAGCTTGGCAGGGGCCATGCGGGGGTCGAGGGACATGAACATGAGGTCGGAGAGCCTAAGGGGATAGCGATCCATGTCGGACAGCGAGGTGTCCAGCATGAACTGCAACGCAAACCCTGACCGGGCATACGAAGCCTCACGCTCCAACAGGTCCATCTCATTGAACCGCTGGGGGTCAACAGGTGTCCCAGCCTTGACCCCATCGTCGATCATCTTGACCACGTAGGGGGCGAGCTTGCCTTTGTAGGTCTCGACGTTCATAGGGACACGGGCTGGCCACACACGGACTTCATAGCCGCGTGAGGGAAGTTGGTTGTAGAGGGACTGTTCCGTCTGTGGGGTGCCGAGGTAGATGATCCGGCGAGTGCCCTCTGGTTTCAGAACTGCATCGAACTCCTTCACACGCTCCGCAAGCTGGTCACGCGCAGTGACCGTCAGGGAGTTGTTCGGGGTCTCGATGTCGTCCGCGATGATGACGTTGGCTCGTGATCCAGTGATCTGACCAGTGATACCAACCGACTTGACCGAGGGTGCGTGAGACGCACGAGCAGGGTCAACGTCGAAGGCAATATTGCTGTCGCGCTGTCCCGGCCCCGGCTGGAGATGAGACAGGATAGGTAGCTCGCTGATAAGCCGCTTCGTGAAGGTGGAGAACGCATCGGCTCGATCCTTCGAAGCTGAGACCACGAGGATGTTCAACTGGGGGTCATTCAGCAAAAGCCAGCACACGTAGGCCGAGGTGACCCACGACTTTCCCACCCCACGGAACGCGGAGATCATGGACCTGGTCGGACCATGCTGGAGGTACTGTGCGATGTCGTACTGGACGGGTGTAGGGTCTGGAAGGTTGAGGTGCTTCCAAACCACGTACAGGAAGTTCCTGAAGTCGGATAGGATGGGGTTGGGCTTGGACATGCGTTTCCTGACACGGAGAGGCCCCGTAGAGGCCCATGGAGGGACCATCAGCTACAAGGGTAGCTGAAAGCCTTCCTTGGCCGTCTACGGGGCTCTGTGAGGCTCAGATGGGGAAGCCATCGAAGAAGATGTTCATGGTCATGTCACCAGCAGCCACGGCGGTCGCGTCTGCGTCACCCGCGCCGTTCGTAATGCGGTAGCCAAGGCCCGCGTGGACGATGATGCCCCCATACGGGAGGATGATTTCGGACATATCACCAGCACTGATACCGATGGTCAGGATCGGAGTATCCCCCACGAGAGGGGCGGTGGCCTTGTCGTAGAACTTGATGAACTTCACGCCAGTGCCCGAGGCGCGAGCGTGCCAGCCTACGAGCCGGTTGGCACCCACGCGAATGAGGGTGGAGTTGTCAGTTGCCGCCGCAGAAGCGAGGCGATGAACGAGAATACCCATGGAGAAAATCCTTACTGGGGCAGCCCGTACTCGTCATGCTCCGAGAACGGAACAGCCTGAGACAGGGCGGCAAGGTTGGCGTCGTGCTTCACAGCGGAAGTGACGTTGTTGTCCTTGAGGAACTGACGGGCCACGTTGAGCATGGCAGCGTTCGGTTCCCCGTTTTTGATCTGGTCAAGCAGGACGGAGGTAATGGCAGCGTGGAGGTCGTCCAGCTTCTCAGCCATCCTTGGCCTCTTTCTTGAAGAACGTCTGGTAGATCTTGATGCCGATCTGGAGAGCCAACCAAACGGCACCCAAGATCGGAGCGACAGCACCAGCAATATGGCTGGCTTCATACAGCGCAGGGAGCCATGCCGGGGACGTTACGGCCCCTATGGCACCCGCTGTGACGATCTGATCGTTGTTTACCACCGGATCTCCTTCAGGTCGTCGGAGGTCTCCGCAGCGTCCACAAGGACGAGGAGGTCAGCCTCCTTGTCGAACTGCGCTTGGATGTAGGCGCGAACCGCCTGAGCCACTCCGAGCAACTGCGGGGCGCTCAGGGTGACGAAGCCATCCTCAGCCTTCCAGTTCACGGAGTACTGAGGGTCGAGGACGGCAGCCAGGGCGGCACCGTTGTACTTCGTCTGGCTCGCCTCATCGGTGGCCAGCTTGATGCCGTTGAGTTCCGTACCGGCGTTCTCGGCAGCCCTGCGGGCATCCTTGATCTCCTTGCGCTTCAAGTCCTTGAGGATCGCAAGGGGTTTAGGAGTGGCTGTGTACGTTCCGTCAGGGTTGCCCGTGACGAAGAAGAACCGGTCGTCAGGACGAACCGGATTGGGGACCTCAATGATCCCTACCGCTTCGCGCTCCTTGACGGAGGCCGACGCGATCCAGCCCGGAGGGAACTGGACCGCATCGATCTCGCCGTCAACAAGCACCGGAGCGGTGAACCCGTTGTCAGAAACGGGCTTACCGTTCAGGATGAACATGTTGATTTACCTTGCGTTTGAGAACTTGCGTGGCATCTCAGCGAAAGACGCGAAGACGTAGATGTCGTTGGTGTTGTTCAACGACGCGATATTGTTTCGAGGCTTGAAGCCCTTCGAGTAGAGATCGTAATTCACTCCTGTCGTCTCAGCGTTCGCGAGGTTTGGGAAGAGACGAAGGGCAGTCTCGTTGAACCGATCACGAGCGGTGTCGTAGATCGTCCAATCTCCCACACCACCGCTGGCCCGCTTAACCATGA